GCTGTTCTCGTTTGCCCTCTACGACCCGTTTCTGGATCGCTACCAGCACACCTACCGGCGGCTCCTGATCGACAGCGGCGCCTACTCGGCGTTCACGACCGGCAAGCAGATAGACCTGGGGGCTTACTCTGAGTGGGCCGAGCGGTGGATTGGTCACGCCGACGCAATCGCTGGCCTCGACGACATCGGCGGCGACTGGCGAAAAAGCCTCGCCAACTACGAATCGTTTTCCCTTGGGTTCCCCACCATCCATGACACCGACCCGCCGGAGCTTCTCCGCGACCTGATCGCAATCGCCGGCGAGCGCAACCGCTGGATCGGCATCGGCCTGAAGCCCCCCAGGCAGGGCAAGGAGCGTTTCGTCCGGTGGGCCTGCGACAACGTGCCGGAGGACTTCCACGTCCACGGGTGGGCGTTGCGGGCGTACTCCCACGTTCGCCGCATCGACAGCATCGACAGCACCAACTGGTGGCGCGATGCAATGAAGTACCGCAAGGACTTTCCGTTCCTGACCTACGGCGAGTGCCTGGAGATCGTGGTGAAGCGATACCAGCGCGAGGCGAGGATGTTCAGGGAGGACACCCAGGCCACGATGTTTCCTCTTGCCGGGGAATGCGGGATCGGATAGGCTGTTCATCGCGACAACGGAGGTCGGCAAATGTACGGCGCAGCAACCGAGATCAGGAAGACGGAGGCCCGTGCCCTGCACTGCCCGCCCCGCACCGTCGAGGTCTTCATGGCCGGCGACATCGAGCACGCCAAGCAGGTCGTGCGTCGCTGGTGCAAGGAGTCGCCCTGCTGCGTGACCGTCACGCCGACGACGTTCATCTACAACGGCGGCGAGGAGTCGGGGTTCGTCGTGGGGTTCAGGAACTACCCGCGGTTTCCCAGTGAGGCCGACACGCTTGGCTCCAGGGTAACAGAACTCGCCGAGCGGCTCCGCGAGGAGCTTGGGCAGGATTCGTACATGAGCGTTGACCACGGTGGTGTGACGACTTGGAGCACGACGAGGCAAGGAGGCCAGTGATGGGATACCAGTCATTTTTTGAGCGCCCGCCGGAGACGCAGTGGAACATCATCTCGCTGGGTGGTGGAGTTCAGTCCTCGGCAATGGCCCTGATGGCTGCCAAGGGTGAGATCACGCCGATGCCGCAAGCCGCGATCTTCGCGGACACGCAGGGCGAACCGCGGGCCGTTTACGCCTGGCTCGACTGGCTCGAGAAGCAACTGCCGTTTCCTGTCCACCGCGTCACGGCCGGTTCCTTGGCAGAGATGGAGATGCAGCTTCGCGTCTCCAAGAAGAGCGGCAAGACATACAAAAAAAGTGAGATTCCTGCGTTTGGCAAAAACCCCGATGGCTCCAAGGGGATCATGGGCAGGAAATGCACTCGTGACTTTAAGATTCAGCCAATCAAGGTGAAGGCCCGAGAAATCTGCGCCGTCAAGCGTGGGCAGAAGATTGTCACCGTGACGCAGTGGATCGGCATCTCCTACGACGAGATGGGGCGCGCCACGGCCAGCCGCGAGACGTGGAGCCAGACCCGGTTCCCGCTGCTCGAGATGCAGATCGACCGCGAGGGTTGCCTGAAGTGGATGCGCGACAACGGCTACCCGGAGCCGCCGCGGTCGGCATGCCTATTCTGCCCGTTTCACTCCGACCACGAGTGGCAGCGAATCAAGGACGGCCCGCAGGACGAGTGGCAGTCTGTCATTGACTTCGAGAAACAGTTGCAGGAGACGGCCAAGCAGTGCCAGGTCATCAGGTCTGTTCCGTTTCTGCATCCGTCGCTCAAGCCGATTGACCAAGTCGAGTTCAAGCCGGCCAAAGCTCCCGATGGGAAAAAGCAGATGACGATGCATGAAATGTGGAACGACATCAAGAACGACTGTTCGGGCATGTGCGGCGTTTAGGCGGCACGACACTACAACGGAAGGAGCCGTTTCATGTTGGTCATCACCCGCCGACGCGGGCAGAAGATTCAGATCGGCCGTGACATCGAGGTCATGGTCACTCGCGTGTTCGACGGCCAGGTGCGGCTCGCGATCAAGGCGCCGCCCGAGGTGCTGATCGCCCGCGAGGAGTTGCTCAACAAACCCAAGGAGGTGGCGAAGTGAGCTTCTACCTTGAGGCCGTCCGCGCGGCCAACAACGGCATCTACGAGTTGAAGGAGTTTCTGCGAACGCGCTGCCGCGCCGTGGACTCCGACACCCGCGTCGCCGTCGGCGACGGCGTGCAGGACATCGCCGTGCAGTTCATCGAGGGCATCCCCCCGGCCGAGGACGAAGACCTCTGGCTCTTACTGACAAACCTCTCGGCCTCGTCGGTCGAGATCAACCGCGACCGCGGCGAGATCACGATCTTGGTGGAGTTCGACTGATGCTTCACACCTGGCTCAACATCGCCGTGCTGTTCGTGATCGTCGGCGCCGCGACGTTTGCGTCGTGCCTGGGGTCAACGACGTTTTGGGGGGATGAATGATGGCTTTCTCTCGCCGCGGGTTTCTTGGTCGCCTTGCTGCCGCATCGGCCGCGATGGCCGTGGCCTCGAAGGCCGGCGCGATCGTTGCCGCCCCGTCTCCCGCCAGGAAGCTGTGCGACGCCCAGCAGATGGTGCTCGACCTTCTGGACGAGTGCCGGATCATCGAAGTCTCCGGGGCGTTTCGCGTGGACGGGGCCAAGGAATACGCCGTGACCTACCGGCACGACGCTGGCGTCGGGGTCGGTGAGTTCAAGGTGCCGCTGCGGGACGGCCGGATGATCCCCGCCGATCGCATTCGCGACTACGGCGTGCCGAAGTCCATGTCGATCACGAAGTTCATTCAAGACGGGGTCATCGACCTCAATAAGTTTGACAGCCGCGGCCCGCTGCTGAAGCCAGTGGTCGAAATCATCATCGAGTGGGTGGTGGCATGACCGCACAACTGCACCCCGCCCCCGAGAAGCCCTACATCAGCCCCGAGTACATCGGCGGGCCGTTTGACGGCGGCATCGGCGCCGTCGAGCCGGCGACGGACACGCTCGGCTCCATTCGACTGCCCGCCGGCACCTACTCGCTCCAGGGTTTTCGCCTGTCCAGCGAGTGCGTCGCGGACATTCTGCTCGCGCAGGTGACACCCGACCGGGCGGTTTACCAGTGGGAGGCGAGGAAGTGACCATCATCACCAAGCACGCCTCGGCCCGCGCGGCCCTCCATGCCGGCCACGCCTCGAGCCGCCCGCTCTCTGAGGGCTACGAGAACGTCGGCCTGGCTGGGGAGTTTGAGTTCGGTCGTTTCTGCGGCCAGATGCCCGACCTCTCGGAGCGGCCAGCGGGCGACAAGGGCGTCGATTTCGTCGTCCCCCTGCTCTACACGGTGGACGTGAAGACGGCCCGCAAAGCTCACAACCTCATCCACGAGGCGTCGAAGCCGCTGGCGGCCGACATCTATGTGCTCGCCGAATACGGCGAGGACGACGAGGCAAAGCTGGTGGGGTGGGTGTGGCGGGCGGCGCTCGCCAAGGCAGACATCAAGGACTTCGGCCACGGCATCGACAACAGGTACATCCCGCGGGAGATGCTGCGGCCGATGGAGGAGTTGGGGCGAAGGATTTGGAGGCACCGATAGTTCGGACGCGGCGGCAGCCACCGCGCACTGGCAGAACGCGGCTTTAATGCCGAAATGCGGGTTCGACCCCCGCTCGGAGCACTGGACGATGAAGACGTATCTCAACGAACTGCGAGGCCAGGTCCGCGGCAACGCGAGGCTGCGGCGGAAGCTCGACAAGGCGAAGAGGGCCAGCACGCACCGCGGCCAACACATTGCCATGCTCGTGACACTCTTGGACCGCGTCGGCCTCGGCGACCACCCGCAGACGGTGGCCGCGGCTGGGGCGATTGGGTGGAGGAGGGGGAAGTGAGTCTCTCCGTCATCACCAGCCGCCCGTGGACGCCGTGGCCCCAGGTTCACTGGGTGGTGCGGATTGAGAAAACGAAAGACGGGATGATCCGCATGTACGAGGACTACGAACTCGTCTGGCCGTGGCTGCGGTGCATAGGGATCGGGATACACAAGGGCGGGTGAGATGAACTACACGATAAAGCCGATTGAAACCAGATACGGCGGAGTCGTCTTCAGGTCGCGGCTTGAGGCCAAGTGGGCCGCTATGTTTGACCTTCTTGAATGGAAGTGGACTTACGAGCCGGCTGATTTCAACGGCTGGATGCCGGACTTTGTGATTCACGGAAGCCAGCCTGTTTATGTTGAGGTGAAGCCGGTTCACGATTTTCCACAAGAGGTGGCCGAGAAGATCGGTGCCAGCGGGTGCCGCGAAGAAGTGATGATTCTCGGCGAACGCGGGCCGCATCTAAGCAAAGATTATTCTTGGCCCGTCCTGGGCTGGCTCGCCGAAGTCGAGGGCGATGGTGAAGCCGGCGTTGATCTGTTTTGGGGCGAGGCGATGCTGGGGCGCTGGAGCGGCTCTGAGACTGGGCAGATTGGTTTTTGTCACTCAGAGGGGACATACACCGATCGAATCACCGGAGTTTATGACGGCGGTTGCTACGGAGGCGGCTTTTTATCACTTGAAACAGTTGAGTTCCGTTGGCGTGAGGCGGGCAACATCGTCCGCTGGGAGGCATCCAAATGATCGCCTGCACCGTCCTCCCCCTCGCCGACCTCGATGCCTCGATGCGTCGGCTCATCCGAGACGAACTGACCAAGCCCGGCAGCGACTTCCACGAGGCCGTCGAGACGAAGACGGACGGCCTGATCGCGGTCGTCATGGACGACGAGGTCGTGGCTGGCTGGGCCAGGACTGAGCGGTGGTCGGCCGGCGACGATGGGGCAGGCGGCCTGGTAATGTATGACACCCTGGAGGCGTTCGTCCGGCCGGAGCGTCGGCTCAAGGGCATCGCCGCGTTCGCCGCGGCCGGGCTGTTCTCGGCCACCTACGAGAACGGCTGCACCGTCGCCGTCTTCAGCCCGCACATGCTGCTGGTGGCTCGCCGGGCCGGCTTCTGGCCGACGCTCTTCGAGCGGGACGGCAACGGCGGCTGGAGGCGTGCGTGAGCGATGACAAATACGAGGCTCTGTCGCGGATGCTGGAGATGCAGCACAGCCTGCGGAAGGTCGCCGAGGCGGCGAACTTGCAGGCCCGGCTGGCCCAGGACACCGGCGCAGACGGGCTGGCTTTTGCTATTCATATGCTGCGCGAGAGTGTGCTAGTCTACAGCACCGAACTATCCAAGTGGGTCGAGGAGTACATCGGTGAAGAGTGAACTAGAGGAAGCGTGGGCCGCCGCCGACGAGTTTGAGTTGCTCTGGCTTCGCGCCCGCGAGGGCTGCCGGGGAGCGCAGCGTGGCCTGGAGCGGGCGGTGGCCCGACTGCGGCGCGAGCGCGAGCGGGGCGGGGAGTTGCTCCTCGCAATTACCCAAGAGCGGGCGCTGCGGTGGAAGGCTGAGGCCGAAGTGCAAAGTCTAGAGAACAAGGTTCAGCGGTTGAGCCTGCGATTGATGGAAAGTTGGAGCAAGGAGGCTAAGTAAATGGGCCAGCGAATCGTTGATTTCGACGTGCCGACGCTGTTCAGGTTGTGGGCGACGGGGATGCCGGAGCGTGAGATTTGTTTGGAGTTAGGCATCCGGCACGGGTCGTTCTGGATTGTGAAGGACAGGTTCAAGCTGCCGCCGCGGGCCAGGGCCGCAGCGACATCCTGCCCGGCTGACGCCGAACTGCCGACGCCCGAGGAGATCGCCGAGCGGGCGGCCATCGCGAGGTCAAAGTGGTCGCCGGAGGAGGAGGAGCGGCGCCGCGTGGGCTGGCGGCGCAGCCAAGTGCCGCTGCGGTCGTTCCGCTTCGACCACCGGAATCATGCGATGACTGCTCTAGACTGATATGCGGCAGTCGGCGACAATCGACGGGTGGCACCGCTCGAGCGAACCATCGTCGCCAAGGTCATGGACGAGGCCAGGAGGCTGGGCTGGTGGGCCATGAAGAACCACGGGAATGCGTACAGCCTGAAGGGTCTGCCGGACGTGCTGGTGATCAAGGCGGGCCGAGCGGCCTGGATGGAAGTGAAACGGCCCGGCGAAGACGCGACCAGAATTCAACAGCATCGGATTCGGGAGTTGATCCGGGTCGGGTGCCCGGCCACTGTCGTTCGCAGTGTCGGCGATGCCAGGGAGTTTCTGGAGGCGATTGATGATGGAAGAGACGTTTCTTGAGGAGTTCCAGACTCTGGCCGCCCTCGGCCCGCGCCGCGTCGCCATCGACGTGGGCGCGAACCTGGGCGACTGGACGCGATGGATGGCATCGCACTTCGACGAGGTCGTCGCCCTCGAGCCGGACTGGCGGGCCAGGGGCATGATGCGACAGCTTGGCATCCCGGCCAATGCGACGCTCCTGCCGGTGGCGGCGGGGCCGGCGTGCGGCGAGGGCCAGGTCTACCTGCGCGACGACAACCGGCAGTCGTCGATGCAGGCCGAGCACCCCATCGGCGGCGGCGACCAGCGGGCCGTCGCCACGGTGGACGTTGACACCGTCGGCGTGCTGACGCTTTCTGCCGTGGCCGAGTGGGCCGAGTCGATCTGGCCGGGCCACAAGGTCGATATGGTCAAGATCGACGCCGAGGGCTTCGAGCACGAGGTGCTGGCCGGGATCGCGAGCCTGTCGCCGCTGTTTGATTCGACGCGCTGGATCATCGAAGTCCACGACCGCGTCGATGAGGTCAGGGAGCAGTTGCAGCGGCTGGGCCTCGACAAGATTCGCGTGCTTAGGCACCCCAACGCTGGGGCGCATCCGAACCATCTTTGGGTCTACATTCCGGCCCGCGGGGAGGCATCGTGAGCGAGTTGCGCCGACCGGAGGCCGTCTGGCCCGTCGATGACGAGTACCAGGCCGACTACGAGGCCAAGACCCTCGCCGGCATCGAGATGGCGAAGGACGCAAGCGCGGCCATCGTCGCGATTGCCAGGAACTCCCTGCCGGCCCTGGCGAACACGCTGCCGCTGATCACGATGGTGAAGCGGCAGTTCAAGGACTGCAAGATGTACTTCTGGGAGAACGACTCCGAGGACGCGACGGCGGCGGTGCTGGACAAATACGCCGAGATCGAGCCGGGGGTCACGGTCGAGCATGGGACGCTGGGCGGCATCGACTCGCGGGGGTTTGAAAAGGAGCGGACGGAGCGGCTGGCGTTGTGCCGAAACAAGTGCCTGGAGTGGGTGCGGGCCAACGCCGCCGACACGACGTGGACGATCGCCTATGACACCGACCCCGCCGGCGGGTTCTCGCCTGACGGGGTGTTCAACTCCATCGGTTGGCTGGGCAGCATGATGGCGGCCGGCTGCCCGCTCCAGCCCGGCGGCATGGCGAGCTACTCGCTGGCCAGGTATCCCGACGGGATCGCCCATTACGATGCTTGGGCGGCTCGCCCCGTGTCATGGTGGCGGGATCGTCGCGAAGAGATTGGCATGAACTGGTTCTGGCAGTTCCTGCCGCCGGTCGGCTCGCCCCCGTGCCCGATGAACAGCGTCTTCGGCGGCCTCGCCGTCTACCAGACCAAGGCATTCCTCGCTGGCGGCTACTCCGGCGAGGACTGCGAACACGTCCCGCACCACCGGCGGATGCGTGAGGCCGGCTATCAGATGTACCTGAACCCTGGATGCCGCTACATCGCGGTCTGGACTGAGTGACGGCGAAAAAGCCCCTAGAGGAGATCGAGGCCAATAGGGCGCGAGCGAACCAGAAGCGGCGCCTCCGGCACCTCTGGAAGGGCGAGCACACGCTCGACGAGATTTGCGAGGAGATGGGGCTTGAGGAGGACGAGCTTCTCGCCTTCGCCGACTCGCTGGGGCTTGAAGAGCGGCCGGAAATCGACGTGTACCTGCCGTCGCCGGAAGAGATACGCCTGGCGGCCGCGGAGATTAGGGCCGGGTGGACGCCTGCCGAGTTAGAGGCCAGGCGGATGCCGTGGCATGGTAGACTCGGTTAATCGGCAGGAAGCGACAATCATGTTGGCCGAAGTGCGCCTGATTATCGCGTCCAGGGAGGCAAGGCTTGTCCTTGCCCGCGGCGAGACGATTGTCGAGGACGAGACTTGGAAGTTCAACCGGCCGATCAGCAAGACCGAGGCCAAAGAACTGGCAGAAGCAGCGTTCCACGACTGCTTTGACCTGTTGCAGCACGCAGTACATGGCGATGGCGACTCGTGACACCGACGAGCAGGAGTTGAGGAATCAGCGGACGGGCGACGACTCGCCGCCGCTGATGAGCATGGTGCCGGAGCCGCCGCCGAGTCATTGGGGAAAACTCACCGGCCAGAGCAGGACGCTCTCGCCGCAGTACGTCGCATTTTTGAACCGAGGCAAGGAGGCACGCCGAGATGACTGACGAGCAGGAGTTCGGGGCCGGGCTGGATTTGTTCGCGAAGCTGCGGATGCTCGCCGAGTGGGCGCCGCTCCTGAACCGGCTCCAGATGATCGCCCTGGCGAAGGAACCGCACGACCAGGCGCTGGCCGTCGTGTCGGCGCTCCAGTGGGCCGCCGGGAAGAGTTCAACGGAACTCGACGACCAGGCGTTGGCTCACCTCGAGTCGGTGCTGCGGACCACGGAGGGCCAGGCCATGTTCAACTGGGTCGTCGAGAAGATCGGGGTGGCCGGATGATGACGCTCCAGGCTCTGGCTGCGGTCGCTGGCGTCGGGGTGCTCCTGGCCCCCGCCGTGCCCAAGATTCTGTCGCTGCTGCCGGCCAAGTCGGCCGGCGTCACCTACGAGCAGGCGATTCTTCGGCTCGCCGAAGTCCGCGGCCGGCTGGTTGCCACCAAGATGTTGGGCGACGACCAGCGGAAGGCCATCGACGTTCTCACGCTGGCCCTGGTGGACGGGAGCGACTTATGAGCGCCAAGTGGAGGATCGTCGTGGCCGTCGTCTTGTTGGTGTTCGCCTGGAAAGGGTCGTCCCTCAAGATCGAGTGGCCCCCGGCCGGCGGCGGCACGACGGTGACGATCCCCCGGCCGGACGGCGTGATCCTCGAGTGGGCAGAGCCGCTCAAGCCGATCCTGCCCACGATGCTGGTCAAGGACCGCGAGTACCTCGCCAACTTCTATGACGCCCTCTCGTTCGTTCTGATCCGCGACGCGGGGCGGGGTACGCCGATCGTGAAGACCACGGGCGACTTCGTGGTGTTCCACGCCGGCAGCCTCCAGTTGGCGATCGACAAGGGCGCCGTGGGCAAGTACCCCGGCCTGGGCGAGGCTATCGACCAGACGTTCGTCAACGCCCTCGGGGCTGACCAGCGGGCACTCTCGGCCGACGACCGCACGAAGCTCACCGCAGCCTGCTCGGTCCTGGCCTACGCACTGAAGGTGGGCAACGATGGCTGACTTCGACCCGCTCAAGGCATACTCGAGCGGGTTCGTCGGCTGCCAGGCCAACCCTCGCGCCGACGAGGAGTTCGCCGACTCGATCATCCGGCATGGCGGCGACCCCGACGGCGGCAACATTGCCCACCAGTGGGAGTTCGCAGAGGCCGGGAAGGGGAAGCTGTCGCTGATCTTCCCGGCGATCGACGCCGTGTTCCCCGGCGCTCTCCCCGGCCCCGCCCAGCTCTGGGGGGACTGCGTCGGAGCGGCTGCGGCAAACTGCTACCTGGGCAGCCTTGCCCAGGAGATCGTCGATGCTCGGCCCGACGAAGTCACCGGCATCGTCGAGGGGCCGCCGGACATTCCAGAACTGGGCGTGCGGCAGGGCGTGGTCGCGAGAGAGAGCATCTTCGCGTGGCGCGGTAAGGCGAGCGACGGCTGGTTTTGCTCGGCGGCAGCGAAGGCCGTCACCGAGAAGGGCGTGCTGGTTCGCAAGGCGTACCCCGAACTCGGCATCGACCTGACGAAGTACACGAGCGAGACGATCCGCCTGGGCGGCGCTCGGCCACCATCGGATAAGTGGCTCGCCGAGAGCAAGCAGTATGTGGCACGCACCGCGACGTTCGTGAACTCGCGTGAGCAGGTCCGAGATTTTTTGGCCGCGGGCTATTGTATTTTCAATTGCTCGTCTATGGGTTTTGAGCGGACGAGGAATGAGGACGGCGTCAGTCGTCAGGTCGGCATTTGGCATCACGCCCAAGCCTTCACCGGCTATGACGACCGAGACATCGTCATCAAGAAGTACGGCCAGCCCCTCGTCCTTTGGACGAACTCGTGGAATGCGTGGAACACCGGCCCGCGTACCATTCTTGGTACATCCATCAGCATCCCGCCCGGCTCCTACTGGGCCTTGGCGAACACCATCGACCGCTGCCAGTGCATCGCTCTCTCGAGCGTCGCGGGCTGGCCGCGGAGAAAGCACACAACCTTCGGCGCGGCGGGGAACGTCTGATGCGAAACGCCAGAGCCAACTCGTTGTATTCGGTGGCCGTGGCCGCCGCGGTGATCGGCTGCGTGAGAGTCCCGCCGGCGCCGACGAACCTTCAGCCGATGGTCGCGGTATTCGGTCAGTATGCGATGCTCTCGCAAAGCAGCCCGGCACCGGCGCCCTCGGGCGTGTGCTCCAACTGCGGCACGAAGGTTCCGCCGGGCGGCGGCTTCGTGGGCGACGGGCGGGTCAAAGTCCCCTGCCCCGAATGCAACAAGGACGCGAAGGCGTCGTGCGGCTGCAACGGCAAGCGCTATGTGGTTCGACCGGACGGCTCGCGTTGGGCCTGCCAGTGCAGCAAGGGAGGCGCCCAATGCCTGGATGGGAAATGCGATTCGACGCCACCTACCGCCCGCTGAAGGACTTCGTCGCTCGCAAGGGCGGCACGCGGCTCGCCCTCCACGGCGCCCTGCGTGACAAGCTCGTCGAGTGGGCCGTCGAGGAGTTCCCGACCGACTGCCCCCCCGACAAGGCCGAGGAGGTGCTCCGCGCCCGCCTGCGGGTCCGCGTCCGCAAGCATTACGGCTCGGTCATGGCGATGATCCTGATCGGCGTGCTGGTCAACGTGATCACCCGCCTGATCTTGGAGTGGTGGTTTGAGAAGCGTTCACACCGGGTTCTCATGGAGGGGTGGCATCGAAATGCCTTGGAGGCAGCCCACGTTCCGCCGCGTCCCCCGGCCGCCTGACAGGCGCCCCAGTTCCCACGCACGGGGCTACGGCTCGGCGGCCTGGCAGAGAGTCAGGCGGGCCGTGATCGCCCGCGACGGGGCTACTTGTCGCGTCTGCGGGCTGGTTCTGCACCGCCCCGGCGACTGTCACGTCGATCACATCGAGCGGAAGCCGCTCGAGCAGGCCGCGGAGGCCACGCCGCTAAGTGGGCTTCAGGTGCTATGCCGGTCGTGCCATTCGGCTAAGACTGCGAACGAGACCTCTTCGTGATGCCGCTGGCGGTGCCGCCGGCGGCGCCCCACTTCTTGACCATCCGCTGGTGCGCCTCGGAGTAGTAGGGGTAGTAGTACTCCTTCAACTCCTTGATGTTCGCCAGCGGCACCAGGGTCTTGCCGAAGAGCGAGACGGAGAGCACCTGCCCGGCCTCGGCGGCTCGCTTCAGCGCCCGGTAGACGGGCCGCTTATTCGGCGCGCCCAGAGCCTCAGCGGCCTCGCCGACGGTCAGCATCTTGTCAGTGTCAATCTTCATCGGATTACTCCTATCGCGGCTTCCGTCAAGTCTACCAATTCGCGGGCGACGCGGCGAATCGGGCCAGGCTCCTGCGTGGGCGCCTGCACCCACGCAGGAGACTGCATTGGTTGCCACGCAGGGGGGTAGGCCGCGACCACTGGTTGCCACGCAGGGGGCTGCGCCTGCCGGCCGCGGTGAACCGCGATGATTTCGCAGCCCACCGCGAGCACGACCAGCACGAGCACGGCGCGGACGATGTCGCGGATCATGCGATCACCTCGACGCCAGCCTTGGCTCGGCACTCCGCTGCCCTCGCGCTGACCTCTGCCGCGATCCTGGCAAGACGATTGGCCGCCGCCTCCCACGCCTCGGCCTCGGTCCTATGGGCCGAATGGACGCCAAGCCCGTGGAACGTCTCGATGCTGCCGGCCTGGTCGCGGTACGCGATCGTGCCATCGTCGCCGATCGCCATGACCTCGCCCCCCTTCACGACGGCGAACGGCCCGCCGTGCGAGCAGCCCGAAAACTCCGTCCAGATCGTGTCCGTCACGCTGATGCTCACTAGATCAATCATCGCCGTGTCCTCCTTGGGTTTCCACGCACGGGATTGTGCGTGGCAGTAGCCTACCTTTGTCTCGGCTAGTCGCCTAGCCAACCTTGAGAGTCTCCTCGACCAGTTTCGCCGCACGGGGGGCATCGACCCAGGTGCCGTGCTCGAGGCCCGCCTCGGGGCAGACGACGCAGTAGGTCGCCGGGCCAGGCCCCCAGCCCCCCAGCGTTTCCACGAGCGGGGCGCGGCAGTAGACGTGAACGTCGTGCCGCCCGATCCACCGACACTCGCCGGAGGCGAGGGATTCGATCTCGTCGATCATTTCCTGCCTCCCTTCTCGACCCCCAGGCCGAATACGTCGTTGATCGCCGTGGCCGCGGCCAGCACCCGATCCTTCAGGCCGTCCGGCACGCCGCCGCTGCGGAGTCCCTCGGCGATCGCCACCATCGTGGCCTCGGCCTGCTCCTTGGTGATGTACACACTGCCGGCCTCGACCTCGGGATCGTAGTCCGGGTGATGCTTCCTCGTTTTCATCGTCTCTCCTCGTTTCGCCGCTCGGGGTTTCTACGCACCGGGGTGGCGGCGGGCCGCCGGGGCGAGGCTGGTTCAGTTTCTCTCCACGTTCGCCACGGTGGCGGCATCGGTGCCTTCGCCAAAGAACCTCACGTTCTCGTCGCCGCCACCACCGCTTACCGTCCACTCGGTCGCCGCCGTCACGCCGCCGGGGTCGGGGATGCCGGCAATCTCGCAAACACGCACCATCGCGTGCAGCGTCTCCAGGCAGAACCCGCCCTCGTCATGTGAAACCGCATCGACCAGTTCGGCCACCGCAGCCTTCAGGGCCGCGAGCTTCTCTTGGCATTTCATCGTCTCTCTCCTCTCGTTTCGCCGCACGGGGCGGCAGGGGTTTATCGAACACTGGTTTCTACGGGCCGGGGGTCAGACGAACACCTCGCGGCCCGCCGCCTCGGCGTCGGCAATCGCCGCCTCGATGCTCTGGTACTTCCGCGAATCACCGAAGGCGGCATCGTAGGCCGCCGGCCCGCGGTGAACCTGGAAGTGCCGCTGCTCGTCGTTCCGGTCGGCCACGGGATCGTAGCCGGCCACCTCGCCGCTCTGCATCACACGCACAACGGCAAACCGGCCGGCGCGGTGCAGTGCCAGGAATTTGAATCGGTCGCTCATCGTCGCTCTCCTCGTCTCTAGGGTTTCCACGCTCGGGGCCACGTCGGCCCGCCCGTCGCCCCCGGCACAGCGTTTCGCCGGCCGGGGGTTGCGGGCGGGTCGTCAGGCCGTCGCCTTCTCGATTGCGGCCTTCGCCATCTTCACGGCCCAGAAGTCGCGGGCATCGCCAGAGCCGCTATCGACCCATCCTGCCAACTGGTCGCAGCAGATCATCAGCGCCGCGAGCAGCTCGGGGGCCGCACCGATCACCTTCGCGTTCGCCCGCGTCTCGTCGCCGCTGGTTTCGTCGTGGAAAGCCACCATCGCGATCCGCGACAGTTCGCCGTGATCCTGCGCGTCCATGATCCAGTGGCCGTCACCACCCTGCGCCATGCCCCAGTGGATCGTCCAGGGGGCCGCCGTGTGCTTCATCGTTTCGGTCGTCATCGTTCGTCCCTTTCCTCTCGTTCCCCCACTCGGGGGTCTGGTGAAATCATCCCATCATCGAGCCGCCGCGGCAACGAGCCGGGGCGGCAATCGGTCGCTACGCTCGCCTCCGCGCCAGCCACCAGGCCACCGACGCATCCTCGTCGTCCAGTCCAGCGACCTCCAGCAGGAACATCAGCGCGTCGCGGTCGCGGGCGTCGAGCCGCGGGTCGCGGGCCAGGCGTCGAGCGTCTGCCGCGGGCAGTCCGTTCTCCACGATCTGCCGGCCACGCAGCTCCACGGCCACGCCGGTCACCGGCAGGATCGCGTCGATGGTACCCTGCCACCGATACTGGTCTTCCTTGCTCACGGGAATGTACCCGCGCTCACCCATCGCCATGATCGACTCTTTAACTGCACTCATCGCGTTTCTCCACTCGGGGGTCACTGGTTTCCACGCTCGGGGCCACACTGGCCCGTTGTTGTGATCTGTAGTCATCCTAGCATCGACATTCCGAAGGTCAAGCCTTCACCCTCTTCGTGATCCGATACGGCCGCGGCACCAGGCCAGGCACCGGCGACCGCCGCCGGCCCTCGACGTGGAGCAGCGCCCACCCCTCGGCCCCGTGGGCGAGCAGGTGAACCCGCGAGCGGTGCCGGATCACCTCCATGAGCCGGAACGTGCCGCGGGCCGCCAGGGGGATTTTCGTGCCGTCGTGGCATCGGTAGTAGGGGCCGGCGGCCACCTTGAACCTGTCGCCAGGTTGCAGCACGACACGGGCCGAGATGCGGTAGCCGCTGGTTTCTACGCTCGGGGTCATGCGTCACCTCCGTTGATGATCCGCACGTCGGAGACGGTCGCGTTGTGCTCGATGTTCCGCCGTGCTCTCAGGATTGCCTCGGCCTCGGCCTCGGCGTGAATCTGCTCGTCGGTGGCGTCCCGCTCGACCATCATCCAGAATCGGCCGGTGCCGCTCGTCCATCGGTGCAGGTGGCCGCCGGCTGCGTCGTATTCGACGCGGACGTGGCGGTGCTTGGGGGTCGGGGTCATTCGTCACCTCCTTCGCCCAGGCGCACCTCGGTCACGAACTCCTCGTCGCCTCGGCCGCCCTCGTCAACGAGGTACAGGCAGCCACCGTCGCCATCCTCGGCGCCCTCGTCATAGAGAAGCTCGCGAACGTAGTCGCAGGCCGCCGCAGTGCTCGCGGCCTCGAACCGCTCGCTCGGGCCGCGGTCGAATCTGATCAGATACTGTGCCATGGTCTGGTTTCTCCGGTCGGGGGTTGGGGGTTGTTGTGGACGGGGGGCGGATCACCGCATCCCGTCGCCGTCGTACCGCACCGGCACCGTGATCTCCCGCCCGCCGCATTCGATGCGGCCGACATAGGTCGGGCCGTCGCTGTCGTCCGCGATCCTCTGGTCGTCGTAGCCGTCGTTGGCGACGGCCGCCGCGCAGGCCGCCTCCACACTGTCGGCCTCGACCTCGATCCACGACTCCATCACGACCGTCCACTCGCGGCGGATGCGGTAGGTCTTCGTCTTCGTTGCCATGATCCGGGTTCCTCGTCTCTCGGGTTTCCATCCACGGGGCAGGCTCGCCGCCGGCATCCCCCTCGCCGCCGGCCACGGGCGCCGGCGGGGCCAGGGGCGGCCGGGTCAGCGGCTGGCCTTCCTCGCCGCCTTGGCGAACTCCTTGCACGCCTTGATCGCGGCAGCCTCGTTCTCCGCGAGCAGTTCCTCGGCCGCCTCGTTCAAGGCTCGGCCGTCGCCGGCATCGTCATGCTGGATGCCGCCGATGCTTCCGAGATGCGGCACGATGCATCGGCCGGCGAGGTAGGCGCTCGCCCGCAGGATCGCGAACCGCCATTCGTCGGCATTCCACGCCGCGATCTCCTCGGGCGTGAAGGCACAGTCGCCTTCCCAGTCGTCTGGGCTAGTCATCTCGTCGAACTCGGCATAGACGCGAATCGTCAGGCCGGGGCGAATCTCGGCCTCGATGTATTCGCGACCGTCCAGGCTCGTCGAGCCGTCAAACTGCTTGGTGAATCGGGTCGTCATGGTCGTCATGTTTCCACGCTCCAGGGGTCAAGGTTTCCATCCACGGGGGGCCACGGTGGCCGCCGACTCGACCCCGCCCGCGGGCGGCGGGGCCGGCTCGGGGGTCAATACGCGCCGACCTCCTGCCCTGCCCAGGCCCGCAGACCGCCGATCACGTCGGGCATGCGGGCGAGCAGGCGCCGGCAGGCATCGGCACGGGATCGCCACCGGCGCGGCTCGACGGCACGGCCAGGGCCACGCCAGTAGCTCTCGGCGTCGGTGATCAGGTTTCGCAGGTCGTGGCCTGTCTCCAGGGCCAGCGCCTCGCATTCGGTCAGTAGGTCACGCTCGGTTTTCGTCATCGCTGGTTTCCTCGTTCGGGGTCATCGTTCCGCCGGCCGGGGGTCACGCGCCCCCGGCCGGTTGTCGCCGGCTGGCGACTACCCCGCCCGCGTCGCCTCCAGCCCGCGGGCGATGTAGGCGTCGTGCGCTGCCGTCGCGGCCGCCAGGAGCGCCGGCAGCTTCTCCGCGACCGACCCGGCGACGGAGTCGTGGCCGAATCGCAGCGCCCGCCGCTGGTAGTCGGCGCCCAGCATCACGCCGGCCGCGATGCCCTCGGAGTAGCCGGCCAGCGTCGAGGCCGGCGGATCGTCGGCCATGCCCTCCGCGAAGCCGCGGACGATCAGCGCCTTGGCCGCCGTCACGCACGACCGCTCGCGCCGCTCGACCTTCAGCGCCTCGCGGAGCCGGTGCGGCTCCCGGTGGCCGGTCGAATCCATCAAGTAGGCCACCGCATCCCAGGCGGCGTCGATCGCCCGCTTCTGCGTCGAACTGTATTTCCAGCTTCCCATGATCTCGTTTCCTCTATCGGGGTCCACTCGTTCTCACGGCCGGGGGTCACGCGCCCCCGGCCCCCTACAACACGCATTCCAGATGCATATCTTCGACGCGAACTAGGTTCGCGACGTTCACCGCGCAGCCCTCGTTCGGGTCATCCCATGCCACCGTCGCCACGTTCACGCCAGACCGGCCTCCGTATCGGGTGACCGCAGTCACCGTGCCCGTGGCGAAGCAGGCAGGCCCGGTCTGGCATCCGATTGACCGCAGGAATGTGGCGGAATACTTCACGCGATCGGACGGTTTGATTTCTCGGCTCATCGCTGGTTTCCTCGGAGGGGTTATCGTGCCGTGTAGCCTATCGTTTCCACGTCCGGGGCGGCGGCGTTTCCTCGGACGGGGGTAGTATCGGCTCCGAATGCGTCAAGTGTCAAGTGATCCCATATCTTGTGGTTTGTCGTGACGTGGCGACTATATGTTGTGGTGGACAGTTGGTATCGTCGGTTGCCACGGCCGGGGGTTGCGCCGGTTTCCACGGCCGGGTATGATGCTGGCATGATCATCGAAAACCTCGCGAAACTGTGCGATTGGGTTGCCACGGCCGGGGTCCGGCCGGAAGCCGTCGAGGCCGCCGCGGGCGTGATATGGCGCCACGCCCACGGCCAGGGGCTGGGGGCCGGCGACGATTGGGGCTGGATTCTCGACCAGTACGGGCCGGAGCGGCTCCGCGAGATCGAGGCCGCCGCCGCGGAGCCGCCGCGCCGGCGCCCGTAGGCTGCCGCCGGTTCGCCCGGTCGGGGGTGCCGGCCACGTCGAGCCGCCGCCGGTTCGCCCGGTCGGGGCATCGAGCCGCCCAGGCCGCCGCCGGTTCGCACGGTCGGGGCATCGAGCCGCCCAGGCCGCCGCCGGTTCGCACGGTCGGGGCATCGAGCCGCCCAGGCCGCCGCCGGTTCGCACGGTCGGGGCATCGAGCCGCCCAGGCCGCCGCCGGTTCGCACGGT